CTGAGTTGATCAAGCAAAAACGACCTGGGGGCTTGCTGACACGCTGATGGCTGACTTTCCTTCAATCAACCCCACTTATGGGGCACAAAAAACAAGCCAGCCCAAGGTTCGTCAGGTGCAGTTTGGCGATGGTTATGTGCAGCGTTTGACGTTCGGTCTTAACCAAGACCTCAAGACCTGGAATCTAACCTTTGAGGTTTCGGAGACCGACGCCGACACGATTGAAACGTTTTTGGAAGCGCGTGGTGGATCGGAGTATTTCACATGGACGCCGCCAGACGAAACGGTGTCATACAAGTGGATTTGTTTGAACTGGAGCAAGACGATTCCATATTTGAACCGTGCCACAATTCAGGCAACGTTCCAGCAGGTGGCTGACCTATGAGCGACGTTATTATTTTTGACGAGCTACTCAAAGATTCTCCACTTGCAATCATTGAGTTGTTTGAACTGCACTTGGATTTAGCGATCCACGGCAGCAACGATATTTTTCGGTTTTTTAACGGCGTTGTAATACAAACGCAAACCGGCGAAATTATTTATCAGGGCAACACCTATATGGCGATGCCTATTGAAGCGGATGGATTTGAATACAAGGTAGGGCAGTCTGGATTTCCACGCCCGACCATTCGTGTTGGCAACTTGTTTAGCGTTGTTTCTGCGATATTGGTTGGAGTAAACGCTACGACTTACGGCAATGACCTAACAGGCGCAAAAGTGGTACGGCGCAGGACGCTTACTCGTTTTCTAGACGACGTTAATTTTGACAATGACACCAATCCATACGTCCCAACGGGTGGAACGTTGACGCATGAAGAGATGCCTCAGGAAATATATTTTGTAAACCGCAAAGTTGTTGAAACTCGCGATGTTGTTGAGTTTGAGCTGGCGGCAAGTTTAGATCTTGAAAACGTTCGTGGTCCAAAGCGTCAGTGCCTTGCAAACATTTGCCAGTGGCAATACAAGGGCGGCCCTGATGGAACGGAAGAGGGTTGTCCTTGGCGGCCAGGAACAACGCATGACGCACGGTATTACGACGAGAGCGATAATTTAATTGGCGGGTCTGCAGCAACTAATTTTTCCTACAACAGTGGCGACGAAGTTTTAAGTAGCGGGCAGTCCTTAACGCCTGGGCAATTTTTAACTTCGAGTAATGGTTGGTATCGGGCGCAGTTTGGGACTAATGGCGACTTTTTTGTTTATGGCAAAAATAACGATCCAAGCAATATCACGGATATAAATTGGCAGACCGCCACCTCAGGCCGCGGTGGCACGAGCATCAAGATGGGCACCAACGGTGATCTGTTTATTAAAGATGCCTCGGATAATGTTGTTTGGCAGACGGGTACAGCATATGTGGGCACTTTAAGCGAAGTCGATTTCAAGGGGTATTTGCCTGACAATGGCATTCCCGGTAGGCACGCAAGTTTTTACCACGAAATTTTTGGCAACGCTGACGACTATGCAGCAGGAGAACAAACGCGCGATAAAACATTTACCCTTGCTGATGGACGGACTCTTGAGTTGCGGTTTACAGCATCAAGTGTTTTGTTGCCAGCGGATTCACCAGCTCGTGATCTTGGCGTAAATCGTCGTTGGGAAAATCCAACGGATACGTTTACCGCTCCAGTAACCATTGTCAGCTCAAGCGGAAACTTTAGGCAGTACGAATTTATAAGCGTTGAGATTGAAACTCAAACCAGTAACCCTTGGGCACACAGGACTGATGGTCTTGGCGCAATTCACTACAAGGTTGGTGCAAGCTACCAAGTCACAACGTCAACAACTTATGGCGGCTCTTTGTCGTTGGCAAACAACGGTAACTTGATTATTTATGCTGCTGGGTCCACTATTGTTTGGCAATCGTATAGTGGACGCACTCCTGAGCCGTTAGTGGCTACTGGAACGGTTAATCCGCTGGACGATGTTTGCGGCAAGCGCGTTAGCAGTTGCAAAGTGCGTTTTGGTCAATATGCAGAGCTACCATTTGGATCGTTCCCCAGTATTGGCACAACTCTTTCATGACTGATTGGCGTTCTGCAGCCCTTGACCACGCAAACGCTGAAGCGCCACAAGAGTCGTGCGGCTTGCTGGTCATTGTTAAAGGCCGTGAACGGTATTGGCCTTGCAAAAATCTGTCGGAATCGCCGGAAGAGTTATTTGTTCTTGACCCTGTTGACTATGCCGCAGCTGAGGATGCGGGTGAAGTTATGGCTGTTGTTCATAGCCATCCAATTACTAAGGCCCAAGCAAGCGAAGCCGACAAGGTTGCGTGCGAGAAAAGCGGCTTGCCTTGGCATATTGTCAGCCTTGTAACTGGCGGCTGGTGCGAAATCAAACCCAGCGGGTACAAACAAGAGCTGTTGGGACGTGAGTGGGTTTGGGGCGTTAGCGATTGCTGGACGTTAGTCCGCGATTGGTACGCAGAAGAGGGGCTGGAGTTGCGTGACTGGGACAGGCCACCGCTGTCTACGTTTAACGAACAGCCGATTTTTGATGATTGTTGGTCTGAAATTGGTTTCAAAGAAGTGCGGCTAGAGGAATTACGGCGCGGAGACGCATTGTTGATGAACATTGATGGAGCGAAGGGCGTCAACCACTGTGCGGTGTACTTGGGTGAGCAGCAGATATTGCACCATCTCAGGGGGCGTTTGAGTTCCCGAGACGTTTTGAACGGGTATTATTTGAAGAACACCGGGCGATTCTTGCGTCACGAGACGAGGTTCTGACGATGCTCAAAACCATTAAGGTCTACGGCAGTTTGGCCAAGTTTCTGGGACAGCGCGTTTTTCGTGCAGCAGTGGACACGCCGATTGAAGCGGTAAGTTTTTTGCGTGCCAACTTTGAGGGTTTAGCCGCTCACATGGCGGATTATGACTACAAGGTGCTGGTTGGAACGCTGGAGTTGCAGGCAGGCAGCAACCCTGAGCAGCTGAGTTATCCAGTGGGAAGTGAAGAAGCAATCAGTATCGTGCCTGTAGTTGGTGGAGCGGGTGGGCGAGGCACGGGAATGTTAATTGCTGGAGTTGCTATTGCTGCGCTTTCGTTTGCTGCAACTGCTGGAGGTGGAGCGATATTTGGAGCAGCATTTGCAAAAAACTTAGGTTTGCTTGCTGCAGGTCAAACGCTCGGCATATCTTTAGCCCTGTCGGGTGTAGCTCAGATGCTTACGCCTGTGCCTGAAACGCCTTCGTTTGAGTCTGACCCGCAAAGTGATCCGGCAAGCTTTTCCGGTATTCAGAACGTCAGCAGGCAGGGAGTTCCCGTTCCAGTGGTGTATGGCGAGACGTTAGTCGGTAGCGTGGTTATATCGGCTGGCATCAACACGCAAGATGACTGATCCCATTATTGGTGCGGGTGGCGGTCGCAGTGCTGGCGGCAGCCAAAAGGTAGAAAAAGACAACCTTGATTCGCGCCAGGTTGCTCGAATCGTTGATTTGATTAGCGAGGGCGAGATTGAGGGCTTAGCGACACCTGCGCGGCTGGGGCTAACTCGTGGAACGGAACGGTATAGCCGTGAAATGTTGAAAGACGTTTATTTCAACAATACGCCGATTGTCCGTGAAAACGCGGACGTTTCTACAGGGTTGCAGGGTACAGATCAAAACTTCCAGGATTATGAGGTGTCTTTGCGTTTCGGCGCAGATCACAGTGTTCAAGGGTCGCTCAGCGAGGTTAGTGAAAGCGCCCAAGAAGAATTTGTTGTTGGAACGACTGTTGCGAATGGATCACCAGTAACGCGCACAATTACGGACACAAACGTTACTGCTGTTCGCATCACTTTGAATTTTCCTCAACTCCAAAGATTTAAAGAAAACGGCGATATTGTTGGAACGTCTGTTGAATACGAAGTTCAGCTTTCGTATAACGGTGGCGCGTTTCAACGCGTTGTTTTCGACACAGTAGCGGGCCGTAGCGTTGACCTGTATCAACGCAAAAAATATATTGAATTTGATAGAACACAGTCTAAGCCTATAGACATCAGGGTTGTTCGTCTTACTGATAACGATGCAGATCGTGGAGGAGACGACTCTTTTAACTCTGAAATGATATGGTCAACATATACGGAACACGTTTACGGGAAATTTACCTATCCGCACAGTGCGCTTGTTGGGCATGTTATTGATGCAAGGCAGTTTGGTCAGATTCCTCAACGTACATACCGTGTTCGCGGAATCAAGGTCAAAATTCCAAGCAACGCTACTGTCGATCAGAACAACGGAAGACTGATTTACAGCGGCACATGGGATGGAACGTTTGCAAATGCTGCGTGGACAACAGATCCAGCCTGGATTTTGTATGACCTGCTTACATCCAAACGCTATGGGTTTGGCGCTCATTTTGTCTACAAAGATATTACAGGTACTGAAAAAACACGTCTAAACAAGTTTAATTTTTACGCCTGTTCGCAGTATTGCTCAGCTCTTGTTCCTGATGGATTTGGCGGTCAAGAGCCGCGATTCTCGTGCAACATCAGTATTCAGCAGCAGTCTGAAGCATTCGATTTGATCAATCAAATGGCGTCTATTTTCAGGGCGCAACTGTACTGGTCGTCTGGAGAGCTTGCGTTGACGATGGATCGTCCGCAAGACCCTGAGCTTATTTTTACGCAATCGAACGTTACTGAGGAAGGGTTTAGTTACAGCGGCAGCAGTGTCAAAACGCGCCACACATGTGTTCAGGTTTCTTATCTTGACCTTGATCTTCGCGACACTGCTTACGAGCTGGTTGAAGATGAAGAGGCAATCAAAAAGTTTGGCATAATCAAAAAAAATATAAAAGCTGTTGGTTGCACTTCGCGTGGTCAGGCACGACGTTTAGGCGAATGGTTGTTGTATTCAGAAAACAGAGAAACAGAGGTTTGTAGCTTTAAAACACGCCTTGCGGAAGGCATCAAGGCGCGACCTGGGATGATCATCAAGGTCTCAGATCCATTCCGCGCCAATCGTTTTCGCGGTGGTCGAATCAAGCCTGGCTCTACCGAACGAATTCTGAAACTGGATCGCACCAAGGATCAGATGTTTCCTAATGGTGCGCCTGACACGTTTGACTTCAACGTCATGTCGCGTGTTTGGGACGATGACGCAAAACAGATGGTTGTGCGTCAGGTGTCGATTGGCGACATCAATAGCGCACAGCTTAGTGGCGACACTTTGACTCTTCCAACTGCTCTTGAGCACGAGCCTGTTACTAATTCAGTGTTTGCTATTGGCATTAGCACTTTGCGGCCAAGTCTTTGGCGCGTCATTGGCGTCAGCGAAGAAGACCAGCTGACCTATTCAATTTCAGCTCTGGCTTATGAGCCTGGAAAGTATGACCACATTGAGCGAGATGTTCCTCTGGAGCCTAGAGACGTAACAGCGCTTGATAACCCAGCAGGCGTTCCAACAAACTTAGATGCAAGAGAGGTTTTGTATGAGGACAGCGGCCAGGTTTACAACAAAATCATTTTGAGCTGGCAGCGCGGTACTGACACGTCGCGAACGCTTGTTACTTGGCGGTATGAGAACGGAACGCCTAACACGTTTACAACGCAAGGCAATGACTATGAAATCTTGAACGCCGCTGCCGGTGATTATGAAATCATCGTCCGAGGTCAGAGCGCTGCTCTGCTGAACTCAACAGAAGCAAAGCTTTCCTTTAAAGCTGAAGGCAAGACTGCTCCACCGGCAACCATTCCTGATCTGTTTATTGCGCCGATTGACCAGCACAACGCTGAACTGCATTGGCCGCAATCGACTGATCTTGATGTGCGTGTTGGTGGAACGATTCGCATCAGGCACACGCCTGAGATCGGAGCGTCTGCAACTTGGGTGCGAACCAACGATATTGTGCCTGCTGTAAATGGCAGCAGCACGCGGAAGATTGTGCCGCTGCTTGAGGGCACTTATTTCATCAGAGCAGTTGACTCAACAGGAAACGAATCGCCAGGCACTGCCAGCGTTGTTGTTGATCTGCCTGAGCCGCAAGATTTGTTTGT